CTAACGTCTGCCCTAATTTTTGTGTCAATGCTGTATTCATAATTTACTTTCTTAGTTGCAAACTACAGCCTACCCGCAGATAGGCTGCATGTTCGTAACTAAACCTTAGCTTTGCTCTCCTTCACACTGCGCGGGAATTTGCAGCGCATCAGCCACACTGCGTGGGATCTTAGCCTTAGCTTTGCCCTCCATGAGTTTGATAAGCTCAACCACGCCAGGCGTGATCTTAGCCTGCGGCTTGCCCTCCGACTTTTCAATGAGTTTGAGAAGCTCATTCATATCGGACGGAATTTGCAGCGCCTCCGTTACACCGCGCGGGATCTTAGCCTGCGACTTGCCATCTGACTGTAGCACGAAGAAGTATTGGTTCCGCTTGCCGGGCTCGGAAACAATCTTGATGTAGACCGCGTAGGCAAATGCTGCCTCGACCTTGCCCTCCATCTCGCGACCCATCACAGATGCGCGCTTGATCACCACGCCTGATGTGTTGCCCGTCGACTCCATCGTAAGCAACTCCGGCACTGCCAGCACAATCCAGCGCACACGCGAAGAGCGCGCGGCTTTGAGGAACTTGACAATGGCAGTCGTGTTCAGCTTATACGCTTCGTAACCCGCAGCCTTAGTCTTGCAGTCCTCATTTGCGGTGATGCCGTAGTCCGTGAACGAGTCAACGACTGCAATCTCAAACTTAGGATTGCTCTCGACATGACGCATGATGGCCAAGCAGTTCTCGCCGGACGTTGCCTTGAAGTAACAGTCCTCAGGGATCTTAGACTGCCAATCAAATCCCTTGAGCTCAGTGTCGATGAATGCAATCTTGCCGCTGGCCCAGTCAAGATTCTCAAGCGATGTGGTCTTGCCATGGCCGCTCTCGGCCACGACAATGATGTTTGCCACTGGCCGTGCGCCAGTCTTTGCACTGGTTGGCAGCGGAAAGATTCCGTGCGCGACAGGTTGTGGTGAGGCGGCGGCGAGGATCGCGGTCGCCATCATGTTGGCGCCGGCCGCCGACAATTCTGTGTCGGCGGGCCCAATTGTTTTTCTAGATAAGAATGACATATCAATATTAATTTGTTCTGTTCAAAGGATCGTACCAGCTGTTGGTTAGTAGGTCAAATTCTGCCGTCCGTTCAGCGATTGATTCGGCAAAGCAGACCTTCTTGTACTCGCAGTACTGACACGCATTGCATAGCATGCCGTTAGCATTAGGACTGTCTGCGGTGAAGCTCTCTACCATGCGAGGCAGCATAGCTTTCAGCGCGCATTCATACGTCCTGAATTGGTAGTCAGTCATGTACCGCTTCTTGTCAAGGTACCACCTAGGATCGGTACCATTGACTTGAATGATGCAAACCTGAGATGAGAACTTACCTTCCCGCACGTCGTTGTACAGGTTCAGCGGTAGCATCGATGCGCCAAACTTCCACAAGACCCACATGTAGAACTTGAACTGCGACTCGTGCGCATACTTATCCAGTGCCGACTTCATCGCAACGTAGTGCGTCGACTTATAATCGATGATGCGCACGCCACCCTCGCCGTAGCCTACGTGGTCCATCGTACCGCACAGTACGATCTGAATCACTTTGCCATTGACTACAGTGCGCAGCCAAGGCTGCGAGAACTTAGCCTCCACCAGCATTTCGCCGTCCACTTCAATGGCTGGCGGCAGCACGACAGAAGTTCGGCGCGCCGTGGCGGCGACGAGAGTCTTGACGGGCACGTTCGGGTAATCCTTGCGCGCGGCCATGAGTGCCTCAAGGTGCTCGCCAGCGTTGCGCGTGTAAGTCTCTGCATATTTGTGCAGCGCAGACCCGATGTCCAGAATGGAGGTGTCGCCCTTGTCACCGTGATACCCGCGCACTGTTAGCGCGTACTTGAAATCGCAATCCAGTAGCTTGAGTGACGACGCGTTCACGTATAAGACGCGTGAACCGGGTAAGATCTGTGGCTCGTAATCGAATGTCATAGTTTTTCTTTCTCTGCTTTTGCTTCTGCTTCCAACCTAGTCTTCTTGCGCGCACGTACTAATGCCAACAGTGCTTCGTCCGATATCCCTTTATCTGCGCGTTCGATCAGGGCTTCAACGGCACTGGCGGTTACTGTCGGTCGTGTGTGTGGGAAATATGGTGCGAGGATCTTGCGAAGATCCGCATCCGACAGCTGCGCCGCGTCGGCCGGATACTCTAGCAACTCCTCTATAGTGGATGGGATTTTACCAAGGACTTTCATCTGACCCTCCTACTCTTTCGCTATCCCAGATAACCCTAAGGTTCTGAGCATCTTGTACGATGTGGATAATGCCGCGGTACTCTCTCGCCTGATCGGCGAACCAAGTGAAATCGTCGGGCGAGTAATCGCCCGGGATGTCTAGGTACTCGCCGGCATCGTGTGGCTTTGTGATCCAGTGCACAAACAATTGCTTGGCGTTGTAGTCGTGACCTGTTGCCTTGCCCAAGGCACTTACGGTGGTGTCCGCAATGACTGACAATCTGTTGCGCGGTGCAACATAGATAATGACATCACCTTTCACCAATTTGAATGTCATCATTTCAGTAAGTGTGATGAGATCCGCTGGATAGTTATTCAGGTTGTCTCGAACATACGACCGCGCACGGTACAAATAAATCTGCATGGACCTAGGCGTAACCATAAAGGTCTCACCTGAGATAAGCATTGGCTTCTGCTTGTTCGCGCGCCATCGCGCCGCCAGTCGCGTCAGTGCCGCGGCATCGCGTGCGTTGTAGCCGTTGTGTCCGGCGGCGCTGATAGAATGTGCTGCCATTGCAGCCTTGTGAATGGTCTTAGGCATTAGCACTCCAGTCCCATTGTTCGGCGATCTCATCCCATTGAAGGCCGAGTTCGCGAAGTTGAATGCAAGCATACAAGCGGCGAACATTGCCGCGCGAGTATGCCCATGTAGGGATAGTCTCGTTGGAAGCCAGCGGCGTCCAGTCATTCGTCGCAATGATCTCGTTGGCAATGAGCACAACATCCATTGAGCGCATGCGTAACGGGATGGTTGATACCACAACTTGTGCGATGCGGTAATAGAGGTCCTCGCGAAACTCTCCGGCAATAATAGCTTGCCTTAAGTTCTTGTTAGTAGCACACACAATGCGAGGCGACACATGAATCTCCTCGGTGCTGCCGACCGGCGTAACCGTCTTGTTCTCTAGCACGCGCAGCAACTTAGCTTGCTGGTGCAGAGGCAGATCGCCGATCTCGTCAAGGAATAACGTGCCGCCGTGCGCCGCTTGAAAGAATCCAGCGCGGTCGCGCAGTGCACCAGTGAATGATCCCTTGATGTGGCCAAACATCTCGGACTCGAACAGTGAATCCGTGATGCCTGCGCAGTTGACGGAGATGTACTTGGCCATAGTGTGCAACCCGCTAGCGTCCAGCGTGTGCCGATGGCCGAGTCGCTTGGCCATAATATCTTTGCCGGTGCCTGACTCACCTGTTATCAGGACCGACATGTTGAGATCACGCACCTGATCGATCAAGCTAAGCTGGCTGAGAGTGAACGGATCGTCCGTGATGTAAGTGTTTTCAACGAGTCTGCCGTCCCGTGTCATGCGCGCTCGTGTCTTGAACGCCTCGCTTGCCACCGCGTAGGGCAGCTTGTGTCCAGTCTTAATTGTTACGGGCATATGTTTATTTCTCGTCTTCGCCATCGTCGTCGTCATCGCCGTCGTCCTCGTCGGTGATGATACCATCCTGCACTACCTCCTTGGATTCCTTGATGATCTCAGCCTTGTGGCCCTTGCGAATCCCGGTAGCCATAACGTCTTCGAGATCTCCCTCGATGCCCGTAAGAATCTTGATGCTGCGCAACTTGGGCAGCAATCGCGGAAGGACATGCTGCACAGGCAGCGTATCCTTGAACATGAGGATGATGTGCGACACATCTGACTGCGTCATGACACGGGCGCACCGTCCGAACGCCTGCAAGAACTCCTCTGCCCAGTAGCAGACAGTGGAGATCAGCTCGCGCGGCCGGCCACCCTTGATCTGATTGTCCAGATCGATGCCGGTGCCACCGCTGGCGAACGTGAAGATGCAACCCAATGTTACATCTTTAAGGAACTTGTCGAGTTCCACCTCACGCTCGAGGTCAGTCTGCTTATCAAGCTTGTAGTCCTTGAGCATCTCCGTGCGCTCGATCTGCTCAAGCTTAGTCTCGCCGCGCCGCAAGCGAGCCTTGTTGTATGCCCTAGTGCGCGTGAACTTCGCCTTCTCCTTGCGGGTCAGGAAGAAGTAGTCATCTTCGGGAGGCTCACCGAATGCCTCCGTATACTTGAGGATCTCCTCGTCGGCGCGGCTAAGAATTCGAGCCATCTCGGCAGTAGTGTAACACTCCGACTGCTCGATGATCTTCTCGCCGCCCCAGATGTAGGACAGCTCTCCGCGTTTCCATCCACGCTTCGCGAGGATGGCGCTCACCGAAGTGACCGTGTCGATGAAGCACACGGCGAGTACGGGCGCGATGCCTCGAGCACGTGCGCGGCACATGTAGTCTGCGTAGACAGGCGCCATCAGGACCTCCGCGCATCGGCGATAGATAATGAACTGCGACATAGACGTGTCGCCAGCCACGCCGCCAGAGGATTCAACCGCACGGATGTAATCCGCCTCCGCCGCCATGTACTTCTCCTTGGTGGCAGCGCACGGGAAGTCTACCAAGTCTACGCGATTGGTAACCTTGTATGGCAGCTTGTCTTCGGGCGGCTTGACCATGTGGATGCCCAAGTAATCATTGTACTTGCGCATTGCAATAGGATCCGCCTGACTTGGATCGCCGCCGAAGCGGCCAAGAAACGTAGCCATGTTCTCATCGGTTGCCAATTCGGCAGCGATGTTGAACAACATCGTGTCATTCAGACACACGGCCGGCGTGGCTGATGTGAAAATGTAGAAGCATTTCTTGGCAGCTACGCTAGCCATGATGCCGCGCGCACGCTTGGTGCATTTGGCACTGCGCTTCTTGAGCATGTGGCATTCGTCGAACACCACGAGATTAAGTGGCTCAACGAGTGCCGACACAGGGAATGTGAATGCATTCCCGAACATCTCTACTGAGTTAAGCAGTAGCTCGCCAGTCTTCGGATCACGCTTCCACTTGGACGCGTGCTTCTTGGCGGAGAGTGCGTTGTAATGGTACACGCCAACCTCTGCGTCCATCTTATCTTGCGCGTCGCCTGTGCAGTATAGGTCGAAGAAGTTTTCAATCTTATGCCGCGTCGACCAGACGGCAGGCTTCTTGGTAAAGATGCACGCCTTGGGCAAGAGGAAGTTATCCCCGTCGACCGTGCCGCGCCGCTTGAGCCACTCGATGAACGCGCCGAAGACCACAGTCTTGCCGCGGCCCGTGCCCATTGCCACCAGCACGGCCCGCTTGCCGGCCTCGTACGCTGCGATGATTTGGTCCAGCGCTTTCTTCTGTTGCGGGCGCAGTTGAACTTTAGCGAAGGCGACATTGTTCTTCACCACAGTTTCGAGAACTGCGGCCGCCTCGATGGCCTTGCTGTCGAACAGTGCAGTGCTGCGCGCGACGGCGCTCGACACGAACCAGTCGAGGCACATCTCCCAGTTCTCACGCTCCCACGGTAGGGAGGTGAGTCCCGGTGAGATTTCGTAGTTGAGTTGGGCACTAAGTCCAGCCCAATCCTTAACCTTTCCCAGAGCAATGCGCCCCTTGGCGCTAGTGCACTGAGCTAGTGCGGTTGCACGGGTGCTATTTGCAATCCGTGTCTTCTCCATTTCTTGTAGGCCCAGTGCCTTCTTGGTTAACGTGATAGGCATGTCAGTCCTTCATCAGTTGTTCGAAGAGGTATGCCTTGTCGGCCGGATCAACTGTCGCGAACATGTTGACGCGCATAGCCCTGCATTCCTCCTCCAACACTTTGCAGGCTTGGCCTGCATACGAGACTTTCAAGGTCAGCGACATGCGATTCTTGCTCAACTCTGTGCGATACTTCTCTACCATGGTTTCGTGCTCAGCACACAGAGAGTTGAACTGTTCCACAAACTTAGCACACTTAGCTCCCTCTGCTTCAAGCTTGGCGCAAGACTTCGAGTATGCTGCCAACATCTTCTTTGTTTTCTTATTCATTTGATTTATCTTTGTTTGTTTTTCTGTAAGGCGCTGCGACCCATACTTGCCGCAGAAGGTCTTCATCCAGCATGTCGATTAGCACGTCGAAGAGACGCGTCAGATCATAGTTGGCTTTCGAGGCCAGCTTTAGCATGGAGTCGCGCGTCCATGAGATCTTGTAACCGGGCGCCAGAGTGCAGAACTCCGAGGCAACGCGAGCCAACCAGTCTGCGCAAACCTTGCGATAGGCTAGCTCTTCCTGCGTGTGCTCGCGTAATGCATTAGATGCCGCGCGATCTGCGCCCAACCTAGTGCGCAACATGAACGCGCGGTGCCGTGAGCGCTTCCAGTCCGGCGCGCGCCAGAGAATATAAAACTTATTCTCCGGCCCCGCAACCTGCACGTACAGGATGTCGGCATTTGGATCCGCATCTTTGACTGCCAGCGCGAGTGCCGCTGAGATTACACGGCACTCGCTGCTGTGAAAGTCCGTGATGTGGCGCACTGCCCATGCGCGCGGCGCGTCCAGCGACATGTCGTCGGTGAAGAATAACAGGTCGCCTAATTCATGGGGTGTTAAGGAGATCATATCTGTAATGGTCGTTACAGTTTAAACGGTTTTGTCATAGGCAAAGTTAAGCCCGCTGCCTTGCGAGCAACGGGCTCCGTTTGACTACGCCTTACGCCTTACGATTGGACTGCTTCGGCAGTCGCGTCGGCGACGGCCTCGACTGGCGCGCGCTTGGCCTTCGCACTGCGAGTCTTGGCCGCCTTCTGGAGGGTCTCCTCCCGAGCCGCGATGGCCCACTTCACGGCCTTCAGCTGGCCTCGGAGGGTAACCATGTACTCCACGAGCGCGTCTTCCTCGCGGATGTGGCGACCGACTGCGGCCGAAACCTCGTCCCAATCGATCGTCGCGCCGGCGAGGATCTGGAGTCGGAACTCCAGCATCGGGATGATCTGATTGTTGAGGTCGTTGTGCGCAGCGCGCAGATCCTCGATGCTGGTGCCAGCCTTGCGGGTGGTGCGCGGCGAGGACAGGTCCTTCGCCATCGCCTCTTCGGACCACTGGGTCTCGCCAATGTTGACGGGGTCGGGCACGTAGGCCCGGTCGCTGGCCGTGGCGAGCCACGGACCGAAGATCCGCTCCGTCAAAACGAGACGGTCAGAATCGTTTTCGCAAGCAGCGATCGCCGCCACCACGAGCGCGAGGACCGAGTCGACCGTTGGAATGGACGCACGGAACAGGGTCTTCGCCGCGGCCGCCTTCGTCACGCCGCCCGACACCGTCGTGTGCTCTGGCGTGTGATACTCCAGCATGGGGAGTCGCGCCGTGCCGATGGCGACGAACAACGGCTGACCGTTGTCGTCGAGGACGGGGCTGACCGTCGTCTGAACCTTGTCTTTAACTTTGTTACTCATTGAGTTATCTTTTAGTGTTTGTCGGGAATACAACGTCGTGTTGTCTAACCCCTTCAAGCTTGAACACACGCTGAGCTATGTGCGTGCCAAGCCTGTATGGGAGCAGACTACTCTATCAGTTACCACCAGACAATTGCCCGAGACATTCGGGTGTCAACTCACTTTCATCCAGTATAATGTCGTCTCGCTCGCGCATTAGTGTACTGACACGATCGAACTCCGGGCCGGTGGTGCGGCCAGTCGTTGCGGCAATGCGCAGTGCCGAGTGCATTGCACCCAGTGCGGCGGCCTGCGCTGCACCTACGCGTGGACTCATTTGGAGCTTCTCCTATAGTTGACACCGCGCGAGCGGCGCGGGCCATCGGTTGTGAGTGGTCGGCCGGCGGCGGCGCGCCGTGCGGCCCACGAGCGCATGGCCTTGGCGACCATTTGGTGTGCATCCGTGCGGACTTTGGGCTCCTCGCCCAGCTTTGGGTTTAGATATTTCATCTCATTTACTTTCTTTCAAAGCGAACAATCCGAGCACCATAGTATTCAGTGCGAACTCCTGTGACACCTTATCCAAGAGCTCATCCCTGAATATTGCGACCATAGCGATCAAGTGCATGCTGTGGACCGTGATACCGGTTCTTGAAACCGTCTGGGCCTGCTTCAAAATGAAGCAGGATCCGCTCACGGCGTAACGTAGAGCCAGGGTTTCGTTATAGTTACCATCGAAAAGTCTTTGGCTGGCGTAATTCCTGATTAGCCCAGCCAGTATGACTAACACATATTCTTTTGTCATTCGAATCTTCCTTTCCAGTTAGCATAGACTGCATCAAAGAATTCCGGTGACACAGAGCGCATGAACACCCCATTAAAGACTACGATCATAGCGAGCATATGATCGTCGCGGACTGAGAAGGCAATGTTCGGATCATTCTTAGTCTGTTCAATAATGTAGGCAGATCCGAGGATGGCTCGATTCCACGTCTCGTCACGAGTAATCTCCTCGGACGGGTTATTGGCTGCGTGATTGATGATCATTGAAGCCAGTTTGACCAACACATGTTCTTCTGTCATGTTTCCTTTCGGGTAAGTTCCATTGATAAGTGCTACTTGATAAGTTCCATGCGGCGCGAGCGCGACAGCGCGAAGCAAGCCGCACCACGACTCACGCACGCAGCCCAGACTACACGAACTTTACTTTCCAGTTGTCGCGCGAAGCGCGTCCCAAGTCTACAAGCCTAGCTCATTTGAGGATAAATTCCCTGATTAGATAAACCGCACCGCCTACACAAGCGAGAACGGTGAGCGCACTGATACACCATCCCATAAACACAGTGATCAAAGTGATGATCCACATAGGATCCTTGTCAAAGTTTTTCATATCAGGGTACAGCGAAGAACATAAGGACGGAGAGGAACAAAAGGATCACTCCAATACATTCTAATGCAATGTTAGTGTTGTTGTCGTTGTTGTCGTTGTTGTTCATATCAGAATACGTTGTCGATTACCCACGCGATCTCATCAAAGGTTGCACCTGCGTCGTTGAGTGACGCCAGACTTGTGCAATGCGACACAAACTCAGAGCCTTCTACTGTTAGGTAAACCGTCACCGCCAGTACACCAGGGTAATTCAAGATTTCATGCAGAGGGTTGTCCGTTGCCAACGACCCACCGCGGAGCGCGACATTTCCGTCAATCCACCCCTGCTTGGTCAGCACTAGCCTCCCTTGCAACTCGGATAACACTCCGAGGCAACAGTAGTATTTGTCCAATCGCAGTGACTTCATGCCTTGCTCGTAGGTGCCACTCCTCAAAGCGGCGACCCACTTGACTTTAATCCACTCCGGCAGCTTTGCCCGTCCGTCTGGGATTAAGTCTTGGATATCCACATTTTTGTACTTCATGTTGTTTTGTCGTTGTTGTCCGTGTTAAAATACGTTGTCGATCACCCATGCGATTTCGTCGAACGTCGCACCGCTGTCGTTGAGTTGTACGAGACTACTACAAACCATAACAAGATCTCCTACCGTCAGGTGAACCTCCACTGCGAGCTTGCCAGAGTTATACAAGACTTCATGCAGAGGGTTGTTGGACGAGAGCGCCGAGTGGATACTCGATGCTAAATCGCACCACCTGTATTCCAAGAATGTCAATCTGCTCTGCAACTTGGACAGCACTCCGAGACAACAGTATCGCACGCCGTCTGACAATTTGCAGTGGAGCTGCTCGTAGTCTCCCGACCGCAAAGCGGCGACCCACTCGGTCTTGATTTCCTCCGGCAGCCTAGGTCTGTCGGGAGGGAGTTCGTCGAAGATCTGTACGTTTTTGTATTTCATGTGTTACTTTCTTGCGTTGGTCCAGAAGCGGGTATTCTCTTTTGGTGAAAGTTGCGCTGCTGCATAATGCATATTAGCAACCTGCGCACGCAGATTATCCACATCCTTGACCGCGAGCGCAAGCGCGTCGTAAATCTGCCCAGCAGGTTGTGAAGCGTGGGCAGTATACGCGTTATGCGCGGCACTCAGTGCCCTCACTTGGGCGTCGGCCCGGATCACCTTGAGCTTGGCCCGCCAATCGGCGTTCCAAATCAAGCGCTCGACGATGTGTTCTTTTGGAGGGCATTCACGCCCTGCCAGCGCCGTGGCGACATCCATTCCTGCGAAGTCGCCGTCATTCTCAATACCGGTCAATGGTTCACGCGCCACCCAATAGGCGCGATCCGCGTTGTTGTTTACGTTACTCATGTTGTTTTGTCGTTGTTGTTGTCGTTATAATTGCTTTCGCCATTCTCATCACAAGTTGTGAGCCCGGCAATTTGTTCCTGAAGATTGATCTCGATCGCGTGAGC